AGCTACATCCCTTTGCAGTCACTGTATAGTAGGCATCTTTTTTATTGCTCAGAACCAGCACTAAGCGACCACCATCCAAGCTAACTTCTTGGGGCAATGGATCGCTCGCGACTTTCTTGAATGCCAAAAGTGCTTTCACAGCATCGATTCGTTGGGTTATGGGGCTACCGCTAGCTAAAAGCGTTTTTTCAACCATCCGATTCACCAATCAGTCATATATCCCTAATCGTTAATTAACTTTTTGGTGCAACAAAATTAATAATTAAACTCGTATAATAATATTTCGATTGAATGAATACATCAAAACGATGAAATGAATGGATAGATTTTCCGAATTAATAGAAGAATGGGCAGATAAACCGCCCATCCCTTGCCGTTAAATTTGGTGAATCGAACGGCACAAAAAAGAAGACTCTTATTGGATATAGGGTTTTTCATCATAGCTTCAAACATTGGTTATAGCGCTCCCGAAGCGTCTTATCCGCAACATGGGCATATCTAAGCGTTGTCCGGATGTCCCGATGCCTAAGCAATTCCTTGACTATTCTTATATCGCAGCCATTCGCAATCATTAGGGTGGCTGGCGTATGTCTGCTAAATACATGCAATCCCCCTGCTTTCTGAACATTTGATTTATGCTTATAAATAATAAACATTCTATAAAGATCTCTTCGATCCCATCTTCTCCCACGATCCGTATAAAAAAGCGGCTTCCTTCCATCAATATCTATTGCGGGCCTAACCTGCAGGTATTCCTTCAAAACCGTAATACATTCATTTGATAAAGGAACTGTGCCAGACCTACCACCCTTACCATCCCTTATACGCAGCGTCATTGATGCCAAATCAATATCTTCATCGTCAATAGCTGTTAGTTCTGAAGCGCGCAAACAGCCATAGAAAAGAACATTTAGCATTGCAAGATGCTTTATGTTATGGATAACGCAAAAGATCCTCCTAACATCGTCTTCATTGAAATAATGCGGTATCCCTTCCGACCTCTTTAAATACGGTATTGAAATTTCTTGCCCAAGCATTTCATGATATTTTTTAATACTCGTGATATAATTATCAATTGTGCTTCCCGCAAGCTTCCTATTGTGAAGCCCATCCAAGAAATCCGGCACTGATTTATTGGCTTGAATGTACTTTGAAATACACATAAGATAGCTATCTATCGTAGATGGCCGATGACCATGGTCTCGAAGATAACGCCTGAATTTATCCAAATCAAATTTTTCTGGACTTTTTATAGTCCAATCAATATCCAGCTTCAT